TACACAATCATTCGTGGAACACGGTTATGTGATTGGTGTTGTTTCTGTTCGCGCTGATCTTACTTATCAGCAAGGTCTTCGTCGACATTGGTCGCGTTCTACTCGTTATGATTATTATTTTCCTGTTTTTGCTATGCTTGGTGAGCAAGCTGTTTTAAATAAGGAAATTTATGTAACTGGTGGTTCTACTGACTCTCAAGTCTTTGGTTATCAGGAGCGTTGGGCTGAGTATCGCTACAACCCTTCTGAGATTACCGGTCTTTTCCGTTCTACTGCTGCGGGTACTATTGACCCGTGGCACTATGCACAGAAGTTTACTTCTTTGCCTACTCTTAATTCTACTTTTATCCAAGATACGCCTCCTTTGGCTCGTAACTTGGCTGTTGGTTCTGGTGCTAATGGACAGCAGCTTCTTCTCGATGCTTTTTTTCATATTAATGCTGCCCGTCCTTTGCCTATGTACTCTGTTCCTGGTCTTATTGATCATTTTTGATCGTGTGGTTTACACCACATGATCTGAAAGGTTTTTATGTTTGAATGGCTTACTGCCCCTCTTGCTACCGCGGCTACTGGTGTTGCTGGTTTTCTTGCTCAGCAAGATACCAACGCCCAGAACCGCGAGCTTGCTTCTGAAAATACTGCTTTTCAGGAGCGTTTGAGCAACACCGCTTATCAACGTCAAGTTAAGGATTTGGAGGCTTCTGGCCTTAATCCTATGCTTGCTTATATTAAGGGCGGTGGTGCTTCTACTCCTTCTGGTACTGTTATGCCTATGCAGAATGCTGTTTCTGCTGGTCTTTCTTCTGCTGAGTCCGCTTCTCGTTCTTCTCTTACTAATAAGCAGATTCCTAAAGTCGGTGCTGAGACTGAAAATATTGGTGCTGACACGATTAACAAGCGTGCCCAGCGTTTTTTGATTGAAGCTCAGACTGGTTTGGCTGGTTCTACTTCTGATGAAAAGCGTTCTCATATTGCTTTGATGGAGAATCAAGCTGAGAAGATTTCTGCTGAAATTAAGAATATTCCTCTTGAAGGTGATCGTTTAGTTGCTCTTGTTAAGCAACTTTCTGCTACTACCAATCTTGTTGGTTTTCAATCTGGTACTGAAGAACAGCGCGCCAAGCAGATGTCTTGGATGGCTGTTAAGACTATGATTGAAAGTGATTTATTGTCTTTGGATAAAGAAGCTATTCTTAAAGCTGAGAATTTTGGTAGAGAGTTTGGTCAGTACAAGGGTCTAATTGACTCTGTTGTTTCTATTGTTCGTATGCTTAAACGTTAAGGAGTTTTTTATGATTTTTATTTCTGCTTATGATGACCATGATCTTTTTTCTTCTGAGACTGGTCTTTCTTGTTTAGATCCTTCTTTGACTCAACAGCAGTTTAAAGAGGAATCTGATATCAACACTATTGTTGATCGTTTTATGAAGACTGGCCATTTGCCTGAGCCAGCTTCTATGCCCCAGTATGTTGACTATGAGGGTGTTTTTGACTTTCAGTCTGCTATGAATGTTGTTCGTCAAGCTGACGAGAACTTCATGCGCATGGACGCTAAGGTCCGTGCTCGTTTCCATAATTCTCCTCAAGAATTTTTGGAATTTTTCTCTAATCCTGACAATTCCGGTGAGGCGGTTCGCCTTGGTCTTGCGGTTCCGCAAGTCAAGGAGAGTCCTCCCGTCGTTGATGTTTCTGCAGCGTAAAGCTGCTTCAGGCACAGTTCGCTACTTGATGTAACTGTGCCTATTGACACCTTTTTTGTTTTCTGTTCTAATGGAGTTCATCATGAAACCTTTACATCGTCACAATGCTAACAAGCACCAGAGTGCTGCTAGCTTCAAGCGCAACGTCAAGACCACCAAGTTGATCAACATCACTGCTGGTCCTATGCGTGGCGGTATCCGTCTATAAGGCCTAGGTGTGCTCAACCCTTTGGTCACATCCTCAACACGGCCCTATCAAGTGCGGACAGTGTATAGAGTGCAGGCTGGCTTATTCGAGAGAATGGGCCATTCGCATCACTCACGAGCAACAGATGCATCAGGTGTCTTGTATGCTGAACCTCACGTATAACGACGATTGGCTTCCCGAGCATGGTCAACTTTTTAAAGAGGACCTGCAGCGCTTTTTTAAGCGTCTGCGTAAGGCGGGTTTCAAGTTTCGTTATGTGGCTTCTGGAGAGTACGGCGATCAGACTAAACGTCCGCATTTTCATATTGCGTTGTTTGGTGTTGATTTCTCCGGTGATCGTTGCTCTTTTGGTCGCGCTGTTGGTGGTGACCGTACCTTTACTTCTGCTTCCGTTCTTAAGGCTTGGCCTTACGGTAATCATTTGATTGGGACTCTTAATTTTGAGTCTGCAGCATACATTGCCCGCTATATCTTGAAAAAGATTAAGGGCTTGCAACAACCTGAACCTCTTCACATTGATGATGTGACTGGTGAAGTGGTGTTGCCTAATCCCGAGTTTATGCTTATGAGCAAAGGCATTGGCCGCTCATGGTTTCGGGATTTTTTCATGTCGGATATTTTTCCGCATGCTTCTGTCATTACCTCTCAAGGTACTAAAGCTCCTGTTCCCCGTTTTTATAAAACTTTGTTAAAGGAGGTTGGGTCCGATTTAGCTCTGGACATGCAGTATCGTTCTTCGGCTCGTGCCGAAATGGAAGTTGAGCGTATAGCGTTTGAGAATTTACCTAGTCGTAAAATTTCTCGTTCTCTTGTTTCTTCTTCTCGTTCTAGTTTATCTAAACGTAATTTATAATATTTAAGGTCATATCATGCATTTATTTGTTGTTTGTGTTAAAGATCGCGCAGCTGAAGTCTTTAACCGTCCTTTTTTTGTTCCTCATCGCAATGTTGCCATTCGCGATTTTACTGACGAAGTCAATCGTGTTGCAGCTGATAATCAGTTGAATAAACACCCTGATGACTTCGATCTTTATTTGTTGGGTGAGTTTAACGATAATACTGGAGAGTTTTCGATTTCTAACCCTCAGGTCTTGGTTCGTGCCAAGGATGTTTTACAGTCTTCTTGACCCTTGCACCCCTTCGGGGGTGCTTTTTTCTTTTTTGGAGTTTTTATGTTTCACAATAAATCGGTTGATGCGCATAATTTTGCTATGGTTCCGCGTTCTGACATTCCTCGTTCTCGATTTGCTATGCAAAAAACTCTTAAGACTACTTTCGATAGTGGTCTGATTGTTCCTATCATGTGTGAGGAGGTTTTACCCGGTGATACATTTAATGTTAACGTCACTATGTTTGGTCGTTTGGCGACCCCCATCTTTCCAGTTATGGATAATCTCCATCTGGACTCGTTCTTCTTCTTTGTTCCTAATCGTTTGGTTTGGAGCAATTGGGTTAAGTTTATGGGAGAGCAGGATAATCCTGCCGATTCCATTTCTTACACTATCCCTCAACAAGTATCCCCATCTGGTGGATACGCTATCGGGTCCTTACAAGACTATCTTGGTTTACCGACTGTTGGTCAAGTTACCGCTGGTAATACGGTTTCACATTCGGCGTTACCTGCCCGTGCCTATAATTTGATTTATAACCAGTGGTTTCGTGATGAAAATCTTCAGAATTCCCGTGTTGTCGACAAGGGCGATGGCCCAGATGCCACCCCTTCTACTAACTACTCAATCCTTCGACGTGGCAAGCGTCATGACTATTTCACTGGCTCGCTGCCGTGGCCTCAAAAGGGTGGTACAGCTGTAACTTTGCCTTTGGGAACTAGGGCTCCTATTGCTACTGATGCTGCACCTGGTTCACCTAATTATTTGAATATTTTTTCTACTAACGTTAATGCTCAACGTGATTTTGTGCCTAATGGTACTCTTTCTCATAATATTGTTGGTACTACTGATTCTGGTTCTACTAATCAGTTATATGCTGATTTGTCTCTAGCGACAGCTGCTACTATTAATCAGCTTCGTCAGTCTTTTCAGATTCAAAAGCTGCTTGAACGTGATGCTCGTGGTGGTACTCGTTACACCGAGATTCTTCGTTCTCATTTTGGGGTTACTTCCCCTGACGCTCGTTTGCAGCGTCCTGAATATTTGGGTGGTGGTTCTACACCTATAAATATTTCTCCCATTGCTCAGACATCTTCTACCGGTGTTTCTGGTTCTACTACACCTCAAGGTAACTTGGCTGCTATGGGTACTTACATGGCTAAAGGCCATGGTTTTACACAATCATTCGTGGAACACGGTTATGTGATTGGTGTTGTTTCTGTTCGCGCTGATCTTACTTATCAGCAAGGTCTTCGTCGACATTGGTCGCGTTCTACTCGTTACGATTATTATTTTCCTGTGTTTGC